TTCTTCGATAACATGAGACTGCCCTTCTTGGCTAAGGGGCTTACTCATCAGGACATGCTCGATAGAGAGCTTAAGCGGAGGGGGGTTGGTAAGGATGACCCAAGTGTACAGAGGGAGTGGTATGGCAAATGGGTTATAGACGAGAATAGTCTTGTATACCACTATAACGCGGGGGTGAATGATTATGATGGGTTGCCGGAGGGGAATTGGACCTATCTACTTGGGGTTGATCTGGGGTACGACGACGCAGACGCCTTGGCCGTTATAGCCTATTCCGACCAATTCCCCCACACCTACGTGTTAGACCAAGTGGCCAAGCGAAAGCAAGACCTAACCAGCTTGTGCAATGAAATAGACAAGTTAAGGTCCAAATACCCCATAACTAAAATAGTGGTGGACACGGGTGGATTGGGTAAGAAGATTGTAGAAGAGATATCAAAGCGTTACGAGATACCCATGATTGCGGCCGAGAAGACTCGTAAGGCTGAGTATATCGAGCTAATGAACGATGCCCTTCGCACTGGCAGTCTTAAGATTAAGGCAGAGAGTCTATTCGCCCACGACGCCATGAAAGTAGAATGGGACCACGACAAGAGCACCCCAGATAAACGTGTGATATCAGACCGATTCCACTCAGACATTTGTGAGGCAGTGCTATACGTCTGGCGGGAGAGCTATGCCTATACGTATAAGAAGCAACAGGTAGAGCCTGAATATGGCACCAAGCTCTGGTCGGACAGGCAGTCGGAGCTAATGTTTCAGGATGCCCTGGGTAAGGCCACTGAAAGACAGGAACTAGAGAAGGATGTTTTAGAGGAAATGAGAGAAAATGTTCAGATTGATATGGACTTGCATCAGAGACTAGACAGGCCCTCCATAAGATATGCCAGTAAATTCAATAGGAAGCGTGGTCCATAAAATAATTGAAAATAGTTGTTGCATTGTGTATTGCAATGTGGGATACTTGACTTAACATGATAGCCTGGACAACTAGGCAGCCGGACTTAGAGATAGTAACTACCACTTAGGCTTTATAGGACAATAAGAACTGGAAAGTTGGTTTAACCACTTACAGTCAGTCAGTGCCTAATCTACTATACCCCCCGCGAAGGGTTCTTAGTAACAAGTCGGGTTCTATGGATAGGCGGATAGTGTGCCCACTGCTCCCCACCCTCCCATACAATCTTATACACCCCCTAAAATCGTCCAGGTTGCCCCAGGATGATAAGTTTGACACAACCCCATGCCTCTGATCAAATCTGGCTCTAAGAAGGCATTCTCAACCAACGTAGGCGAAATGACTAAATCCGGACATCCCAAAGGCCAAGCTCTAGCAGCAGCCTATTCTGTTAAGCGTAAAGCCCAACATAAAGCCCGTGGTGGCGAAATGGAAGCCCCCCATGGTTCGGTTGAGTCTTACGAGGATTGCACCCAGTGCGGCATGCCCATGAGTAAGAGTGGAAAGCATATGTGCTCCGGAGGGGAGATGTATGCGGAAGGCGGCAAAGTAGATGACCAACGTTCCCTCCACACGAGTTCAGATAGTGAAAACCCAGAACTTGAAGAAACGACGGCTGCCCCTCCGGAAGCTGGCGAGGGTGAGATGGTTGATTACGACCTGCCTAGTGAGGCGGGCTCGTCTATGGATGAGATGGACCTTCCAAAGGTTTCTGAGGCTTTGTCCCTGGCTGCCGAAATTATGAAGGATCGCAAACGACGTAGCTATGCGATGGGGGGAAAGATTGATTCTGATTCTGGCAGTTTACAGGAGGCTCTCGATGCCCCCAATGATTCATATTTGGATAAAGAATCTGAGGAGATGGATGCCCCCAAAGAAGATGGGCGTTGGCAACGAGGTTTGAATGCGGGGCAGGTACATACGATGGAAGACGAAGAGCATGATACGAGTGACTCCTCGCTTGTGGCTGAGATCCTTCGAGACCGGAAGAAACGAAGATTTGGGATGTAATCCCACCGTACCGCATAAAGGAGAGAATTGTGGATCTTCCAGATAGTAAAGCCCTTAAACAACTTCTTAAGATTCTTCGGGAAAATGGGGTACTTCAATATAACTCTACTGATCTTCAATTAGTCCTATCTGAGGCCCCTGCCACCCAGACACGGATAAAGTCTCTTGCTGAAGAAACCATGGAAGATATTGAAGAAGAGTTGTCCCCTGAACAAGAGATTGAGAAGCTTATCCAATATAATGACATCCACCCTAAGCTGGATGAATAGAACCGATGGCCCTGAAAACCACCCCCAAAAGCAAACCCGACCGGGTTACCCACGTCTTTAAGACATCCACCACCAACTCGATTGAGTCTATGACTCAGGCTGGGTATAAATGGTGGGAAGTGTCTGATAAAGATAAGGATAAACGTGCTAGTCAGTTATGCGCTACCCTAGCCTTTCTGAAACAGTCCCAAACTACCCGCCTCCGCCAACTTGCCATATACGCTCGCCTCTTCACCGGCCAACCCCTCTTCAGTTTCATCGGTTCTAATCTGTCCATGGCCGACCAATCGGCCTCTTTGGCTCCCAATAGGGCCGTTTATAACGCCATTGCCTCCATTGTTGAGACTTTGGTGTCCAGAATCACCCAGAATCGACCATCTCCGGTGTTTCTGACCGATAATGGCGACTATAAGCAGCGTAACCTGGCCAAAAAGCTCAATAGTTTCATCTTAGGGGAGTTCTATCGAACCAAAGCCTATGAAGTGGGTGAATATATCCTCACTGATGCCCTTGGATGGGCCGGCACAGGTGTTCTGAAGGTTTATAAGACCCCTGACCGCAAGGTGGGCATCGAACGTAAGCTTTTAAGTAGCATTTTCGTAGATATGCAGGAATCCGCCCACGGAGACCCGCGAAGAATATACGAAACTGCCCTTTACGATAGAGAAGTTCTGCTGTCCATGTTTCCTGGCAAGGAAGATATCATACTGAAGGCTGAGAAGGCTACGGTAGATAAGTCTTCCCAGGCGTCCAAGACAGTATCAGATCTTGTTATGGTGGTAGAAGGGTTCTCCTTGCCCTCTATCGAAGGGGCCGGGGATGGACTTCATACTATAGCGGTGTCTTCTGGGGAACTGTTCACCGAAGAATGGAAACGTATGAGTTTCCCCTACATCTTCCTTAACCACACCAAACGTACCCTGGGCTTCTGGGCAATGAGTGTGGCTGAAAAGCAGATGGGATCCCAACTAGAGCTTAATAGCATGCTGGATACCATTTCCAAATCTATTAAACTGACGGGCGTGCCCAGGGTATTCTATGAGATGGGCTCCAAGGTTAACAAAGCCTCGTTCTCTAATAAAATAGGTATTTTAGTTCCATATCAGGGAACCAAACCTACTGTGGAAGTCAGCCAATGCGTTCCGCAGGAGATGTATGCCGAACGGGATAGCTTGATTCAACGTATGTATAATTCCGAAGGAGCCAGCCAACTCGCTGCAACTTCTCAAAAACCGGAAGGGTTGGATTCTGGAGAAGCCCAGAGGGTTTATCAAGATATAAATGCTGAGCGCTTTGCTGCTCTTGAGAAAAGATATTCCAACTTCTACGTAGACCTGGCTTATCAGTTTATGGAGAATGTTAAGGAAATCATTGAAGAAGATGGCAGTTATAACACGGTGTTCGTTGATCGCCGTAAGGGCCGTAAAGAAATCTCTTTGGATAGTGTAGAACTCCTGGACGATACTTACGTAGTTCAATGCTACACTGAATCCTCCCTCCCCAAAGACCCGGCAGGACGCCTAGCCCAGCTTGCTGAATGGCTCCAAGGAGGAATAATTGACATCCAGACTTACCGTCGGATGGTTGACTTCCCGGACATTGGTCAAATGGAGACCTTGGCCAATGCAGCCGAGGAACGGATTTATATGTATCTAGACGATATCATGGAAAAAGGCAAGTATGAGCCTCCAGATCAGTTCATGCCAATTCCCAAGTGTGAGCAAATTGTGGTGCAGTATATCAACCTATATGCCACCTGCAAACTTGAGGAGAGAAAGATGCAGATGCTCCGTGATTGGTTTGCAGAGGTTCAAGTATTAAAACAGGCAGCTATGCCTCCTCCGGTTCCCCAGCCCGTGCCTCAAGGAGCCCCACAGCCCACCCCAACTTCTCCCCTGGTGCCTAACGGCGCCAATCCGCCGCCCCAAATGGCAGCGTAAACCCCAGCGAAGCAACGCTTATGCCGTAGCAAGAGGCAAGGAAAGATAACATGCCCCTAAATACCGTTCCCAAAGACCAATCGGCCAACTCTAATACCCCTTCTAAGGTGGTATCTAGGTCCTCTGTTCAATTAACCCACCAGAAAGCCTCCTCGGCTCGGGTAGATGCCCTGAAGGCACGACTAGCACAGCAGCCGCAGGCCCCGGTGGCACAGCCAATTGCTAGACGACCGGCAGCCACCTCCGCACGCCGGGAAGAGATGTCCAAGCTTCAGAGGTTTGCGTCCCCGCCTCCACAATCCCCCCCGCGACAAGCAGCCCCGCAAAGATTACAAGATATTGAGCCTCCTCCTAGTGGCCTTGCCCAAGGTGCCGCAGTTCCCCCGGTAGACAATAATATTGAGGCCCCCCAGACTTCCACTGCAGCCATCAGTGAGTCTTTGAGTCCTCAAGCTGAAGCCTTGGCCCGCAAGGAGATTCAGTTACGGAAAGCCCAGCTACGATTCAAAGCGGAACAGGATGCCTGGAAGCAAGAACAGGCTAAGTACTTCCCCAAAGAACGCCTATCCACCGATACGCTGAAAGTTCTAGCTGAAGCCGGCATCACCCCCGACAAACTGGTTGAGCTACAAGTCAACCAGGCCGCCTCCCAAGACCCCAACCAAGTTCTCCTAAATCGTATTGCAGAACTGGAAGGCCAAATTAAAGGGATCATTGATCCTGAGACTGGCACTCTAGCCCAACGTGACAAGGCAGCCTATGACCAGGTTATTAAGCAGATCGGGTCGGATGCGAAGCTTTTGGTCGATTCCGACCCACGCTTTGGCACCATTAAATCTGAGGGTCAGACTTCAGAGATAGTGAAGCTTATCAATTTAGTCTTTGATGAAGAAGGCACGGTTCTTGATGTAGAAGAAGCGGCTGAAATCATTGAAGCCAAGTTGGTTGATCGCTTGACCAAGCAATATGAACGTATCAGCAAGCTGGACAAGTTTAAAGCTAAGTTTGGGCAGCCGGCAGAGAATCCGGCAGAAGTAGTTCCGGCGCAGCGACAGCCTGCTCTTAGACAACATACGACTTTGACAAATCAGGGGGCTTCCCAGAAGCCCCTTTCACCACGCGACCGAGCCGTCCTGGCAGTTCAGGCAGCCCGTGGAGCAACTATAAGGTAATAAATAATGGCCCTTTACGCAACATCGACATCGGCAACGCCGGTCTTGAAAGAACTGTATATTGATGACAGTTCCTTTATGAAGGACTTGGTATATAACAAGAACCCGAGCTTCTCACTCATTCCAAAGGATGAATCCGTTGATGGCTTGGCTGGTAAGTATATCCCCTGTCCAATCCAGTTCGGCGACCCGCAAGGCCGTTCGCACACTTTTGCGAATGCCCAGAGCAATCAAACTCCTAACCAGTACGACTCATTCTTTGTCTACATTGTTCAGGATTACCAGTTGGTTACTATCACCAACCTTCTGATTGAACAGACCCGCAGCAATGCGGGCTCGTTTGTGGATGAAATGAAGCGGGAAATGGACGGGGGCATCAAAAACCTGTCCAACAACATGGCTTTCGAGCAGTTTGGCTCAGGTACGGCCACTCGTGGTTTCATGACGGCTGCACCGGTTGCACAGGGCGGCGGGGTCTACCTAATTCAGTTGAGCAACCCTCAGCAGATTGTTAACTTTGAAAATGGAATGACTATTCAGGCAGCGGCTACGGATGGTGGAGCTCCCGTTCCGACTGGAACTCCCGCCACTCCCGACCTGGGTACTGTTACCACTGTCCAACGTGACACTGGGGTAATTCTTTTTACTGTCGCGCAGGGTGCTCCTCAAACAGACTGGGCAGCTAACTATGCTATTACGGTTCAGGGTGATATCCCTACCGCTGGTGGGTCGGGCTTTGGTCCTATTGGCCAAACTGGCTCGTTTTTGGCTCCGTCGGGGTATCTAGCATGGATTCCTTTGGCTGACCCTGGCCCGTCGGACAGCTATTGGGGCGTAAACCGCTCGGCAGACCCGACCCGTCTTGGTGGATTGCGCCAAAATGTTAGTAATTACACTATTGAAGAAGGTGTGATTGTTGGCCTTGGCTTTGCAAACCGAGAAGGCGCGGACCCGGATGCAATGGTCCTTAACTTCAACAGCTATACGGCCCTTGAGAACGCTTTGGGCGCCAAGGTTCAGTATGTTGACATTAAGCATGAAGAAGCGGATGTTTCCTTCGAAGGTATCCGGTTCCACAGTGCGTATGGTTACCTGACGGTCTATGCAGACCGTAATCAAACTGCTCAGCAGGGTCTCTGTCTCACGATGGATACCTTTAAACTTCGCAGCCTGGATAAGGCCCCACACATCCTGACCTATGGTCTGGAAGGTTTGGAAGGCCTCCGGGTAGGCAACAGCGATGCCCTGGAAGTCCGCGTCGGGGCCTACTATAACTATACCTGTAATGCTCCAGGCTGGTCTTTGCGCTTGACTCTGTCAGCGTAACCCAGTAATGTAAGAAATGAGCCTGTTGGGGGTGCGGATCTCCAATAGGCTAAAAGCTCTAAAAAGCCCCTCCAGCCCTTAGCCGGGTAGGGGGGGCTTTTTAGTTTTACCCATCCTCCCATACAATATTAGGACCGTCCTTGCGGCCCTTCTCGCCAGGTTTGCCCGTTTAGCCTGTTGCTGGGTATCAAAAAACGGGTGTACCCAAGGACCCACACATGGCCCTCCCCCAAACAGTCCCCTTCCAGCCCCAGTTTAACTACCCGAATAACAAGCTTTATCAATATGAAGCTTACCCCATTCTTTTGAGCTGTAACTTCGTTGTTGATAGCACCAATGGAAATGGTCTTGGAATTCGTAATCTTAAAGGCACCGGTATTGCTAATGTCTTCATGAATACCTCTGCCACGGCAGCGGCCGGTAATTATGGAGTGTTGAACCCGAACCCACAGGCTGGTATGGTTCTGGTACAGTTTCAGAATCAATTTAATCGATATCTGTCCGGATTCTATGGTTTTGCCTCCCCACTTAGCGGAACTTCTCTCACTTCTGTCACCCAGCACAACGCCTATACCATTGTTAGCCTTGGAACCGCCAGCTTGGCACAATGGCAAGCCAAAGGGTTCCCAGTTGGCATGGTTCCGGCAGTTGGGGCTAGTTTTATCGCCACGGCCACTGGTACTATCGGTGGCAGCGCAACAGTGGAAGTTCCCGGTGTTTCTGGTATATCTTCCATTGAAGTGGTCGGTGACCCCAATCAAACCCTTCAAAACTCCAACATATATCAATATGGTGGGGCACAAATGGTTATGCAGTGTCTTGGCCCAACCAGCTCCGGTGTAACTACTAAAGTTCCTACCGCCCCTGCAAATGGTACCGTCATCGGTTTGAACTTCTACTTGTCTAATAGTTCGATCGCTGTAAACGGTCAGTAAGTAAGTTCCTCCTTGGTGGGCGCCTCTCCTCGCTCATCAGCCCGGGCCCGGCAAGGGGTAAAAATCCTTGTCGGGCCTTCTTTTTAAGTGGTGATAGGTGACTAATAACTTTACCCAATCCTCCCCGGCCCTAGAACCTTCAGTTATCCCCCTATTCCTACAGTTTACCGTTCAAAGTGATGGATCTTGTACTATAACCAGAGGACTTGGGTTTACTTCTGTGGTGGCCGACCCCGTCACTACAGGGGTATACGACATAACACTCTCTGACTCTTATTCTTCTTTCTTGGGTCTGTCTATGATCCAAAAGTTTAATGTTACTACTGGAAATACTGCAGTACTGGCATACCTATATGGTGGTACCAATAATACCGTACAACTATACTTCACCAACACATCTGGGGCTGCTAGAACCATTGCCCCGGGAGTTGAGGTGTTTATAACATTGTATGTTGGCGGGTGTACTACAAGAATTGTTGAGGCAGGCTGATGACCCCCATGGTCCCAGGAAACTTCTATGTTCAGATGGGGAATGCACAGATTCTCCTATCCTGGGCTCTTGTGCCCGGCGCCACTAGCTATTCCATACAACGTTCTACGGATGGTGTTACCTTCCCCGTCCAATTTACTACAACCGGTAACACCTATCTTGATACTTCTGTAGTTGTAGGAACTGGCTATTTTTATCAAGTGGCCGCTACGAACGGCAGCGGAACATCCAATTACAACCCAACCCAAGCCAATGGCCTCCCCGCGTATCAGGTCCCGGCTGTGTCGGGCCAATTGTCTCTGTATGCTATCCGACTCTTAGCCCAACAGATGGCCGACCGGGTGAATGGTAACTTCGTATCACTGCCTGAGTGGAATGCTTTCATCAATCTAGCCGCAGACGAATTGTATGATATTATTACAACTGTCTACGAAGATTATCAAATGTACCAACCGGTGTACTTCACCACCAACGGCAATCAGTCCACTTACAACATGCCAGATGGGGTAACCCAGTTCCAAACCTTTACCGGACAGATCATCACCCCCCCGCCTATCTATAAACTATCTGGTGTTGACCTAGGGTTGAACAATGCCCCAAATGGATTTGTTACAGTCTCCAAGTACAACTTTATCGATAGAAACCGGTATGTGTTTCCAAATACTGCGTCAACTATTTACGGAGTATTCGGCCTTCAGTATAGATTTCTTGGGAATCAAATTAGATTTATACCACAACCCTCTGCTGCACAGCCCATCGGTATTTGGTATATCCCGCGTAGGACTCAACTTCTCCAAGATACAGATATTTCCGAAGGTTACAATGGCTGGATACGGTATGTTATCGTAAGGGCAGCCAAATACGCCCTAGACAAGGAGGAGGGAACTGATACCAGCAAGCTTGATTCTGAACTCTTATATCTGAAGCAACGGATCGAGGGAGCAGCCCCGAATAGGGATGAAGGGCAGGCAGATACTATTAGCGATGCTAGGAGCGCACAGGGGTACGGGCCGGACGGGTCTAGTGGTGGCGGATGGGGCGGGCCCCAAGGATATGGATGGTAGATGGCAGGCCTCCCATTAAATCTCCCCTATTCCCAGCAGTCCACTAAGTGGAAGTCCCAGCTTGATCCAGTAGTCTCCAATGCCCTGCTGCAGGGACAGTTGCTCCCGGGAATCCCCCTCGGGGACGGTACAACTGTAATAAACCATGGGCTGGGCAGGAAACTTGTGGGGTGGTTTATAGTGGGAGTTGATGGCCCCGCCACTATTTATGATAAACAAGCCTCCAACCAAACTCCCCAATTAACCCTAGTGTTGGCATCTAATGCCGCTGTAACTTGCAATTTATGGGTATTTTAGTTTATGTCTAGTCCTTACATAACCCCAAATATGTTTCTAACCGAGCCAGCCGTAGGGTCCACCCTCAGCCCCTCGTGGGCTCTTCTGCTCAATACCGATCTGGGCATCATAGACCAGCATAACCATACTCCAGGTTACGGGGTTCAAATCCCTCCAAGCGGTTTAAACATCAATGCCGACCTCACCTTTCAAGACCACAACCTCCTAGACCTATCCTCCCTTGTATTTGGCACAGAGCCAGGCTCCCCCGCGAATCTCAGCCTATACAGCAATGGAACAGACCTCTTCTATGTAGACAGTACCGGGCATGCCATACAACTAACTCTCAACCACCAACCCAATACCTCCACCGGGAACATCCAAGGCCTTCCCAGCTCTCCCGTGGGGGATGCTGGAATCTCATGGGTCAATGCTCAAAGTACGTTCCAGTTTCTACAAGATTCTGGGTCAGTCGGAGCGAATATTGATGTGGGTACGCTGGTGTTACGGTATCCGGGTAGCTACCCAACCCCAAGTGGGCACTACATAGCATTAGAAGCTCCCAGTAGCCTTGCTACAGGGTATGCTTTTACCTTCCCTAGTACTCTACCCCCAATTAATAATTCCTTTCTATCCTCTTCTACAGCCGGAACCTTATCTTATATACAAGCCGACGGAACTATACTTGAAGTGTCCGGAGGAATCTTACAGATTGCTAATGGGTCCATACCAAATAGTAAACTAGCAACCCCC